ACAGATTTTTGATGAAGCAGAAGCAGAGATAGCACGGCTCAAGGCAGAGTTCTTGACGTGGAACACCCTCCAATCAGACTTCCTTATGGGGTAAAACGATGGCACTGAGAAAATTCCGACGATTCATCGCAGAAGGCATTCCAGGCAAGAAAAAGAACAATCTCACCATTGTTCCTCTGGAGACCTTTCTCAAAACGACTTCCCTTCAGGAAATGTGGAACCCCTTGGGTGCGACCACCCATGCGTTCCCCCATGCTGAATTACAGGATTACCTGAAGCGCACCAAAGAAGGAAGCAAAGGCAAACTAGAAAAGTATGCCAAGCCCTACATTCACGGTAGCAACATTGAAATCAAGGGTGAACATGGGCAAGAATATGACCTGGAGAAGCTGCGTGCCTTAGTGACTCAGCGTCCCAAGCGGATCACCAAGCAGAACGAGAAGATGCAGCACTCCGATGGCACCAGTAGCATTTTCTTCAATGTCGGACTCCCCGCACTCAAAGGATTGGCAGTCGATGAAAAGACTGGGGAATTTGTCATTGTGGATACCTGCCCAGGTGCGGGTGTCTGCAAGACGTTCTGTTATGCCATGAAGGGTGGATACATTCAATACCCTGCTGCTAGCCTTGGCACCACTCGCGTCTTGAATTTTTTACTCAATGATCCCGATGGATTCAAGCATATGCTCAGTGCCGAGTTGGCTGATGCCGAGCGCAAGTATGCCAAGAAGGGAACAAAGGTTGTCCTACGTTGGCATGATGCGGGAGACTTCTTCAGCCCTGAGTATATGGAAGTGGCTTTTGACGTGGCACGCAGATATCCTGCGATTGAATTCTACGCCTATACTAAGATTGCTGCGGTTGCACAAGCCAGCAACAAGCCCGACAACTTCCTGTTCAACTTCAGCGGCGGCGCACAGCCTTCCCAGGAGAAGTTGGTAGACTTTGCCAAGACCAAGCATAGTCGCGTTGTGCCAAAAGATTTATTCTACGACCTGATCGCTCGCAAAGGCAACACCCTTATCAAGGATTCTCAAGGTCGCATGCAATTTAGAGATGCCGCAGCCTTGGATGAATTCAGACACCGCATGGCACACAAGTATGCTATTTCTGATGTCTCCACCATCATCACCTATGATGAAATGATGAAGAAACCTGTAGGAACGGCTCCCCATTGGAACGTCCTGGTATGGTCGGGGCATGGCGATGATAGCGCAACTCGTAAGGATGTTATAGGTACATATTTGCTCGTTCACTAAGAGGTATATCATGGTGACAATTTCTGAAGCCGCCGTAGCGAAGATCAAGGTGTTCATGGCTGATGATGCCGACGCCCAAGGGTTGCGCGTCTATGTCAAGGGGGGTGGATGTCATGGATTTTCCTATGGCATGGCACTAGAAACAAAGATTGAAGAAGATGACACAGTGATTGAGAAGAACGGTATCAAGGTAGTGATAGACTCGCAAAGTGCGCCGATGCTTGTGGGTGCCGACATTGATTACACGGACACGCTTCAAGGTTCGGGCTTTGCAATCAAGAACCCACAAGCAAAAAGTACTTGTGGTTGTGGCTCCTCATTCTCATAAGGACCTATGCCTACTAATCAATACTTCAACTTCTTTCCTGAGACAGTGACCTCAGAGCAATTGCTCATTGAGGACTTGGTGATAGAAGCCAACAAAATTCATGGTATGGATGTCTATTATCTGCCGCGAGAATCGCGTGACCAGATTGACAAACTCATGGGTGAAGATCAACTCAAGACCTTCCCGCAAGCCTACATTATTGAGATGTATGTGGAAAACATCGTGGGGATGGATGGGGTTGGGGATATTATCAGTAAGTTTGGCATGGAAATCCGCGATGAAATGACCCTACTGGTGTCGCGCAGACGATTCAACTTTACCATTCCTTCCTTGGTCAGACCCCGCGAAGGAGACATCATCTATGTCCCCCTCATGCAAAATTTCATGGAGATTACCTTCGTGGAGCATGAAAACCAACAAGCGATGTTCTATACCTTGGGGCGTGGTCGAGGGGGCAATGTGTATGTCTACGCACTCAAGTTGAAGCAGTTTGTGTTCTCCAATGAACGTATTCAAACAGGGGTTGATGAAGTGGACGATCAGATACTTGAATCCTATCAACTCACGAATCTCGTCTTGACTGCGGGCGGCACAGGCACCTTTGATGTGGCGAACAATGAAATTGTATATCAGGGGGCGAATGTAGCATACGCGAATGCGTTTGGAACCGCGCACACTTGGTATTCTGGCAACAGCACATTGGGAATTGCGTTGGTGAACGGGTTGTTCTCCAATACCGCGAACGTCAAGGGGGCGAACAGCGGAGCGACATGGATTATGGCAAGCCTTGACACGAACACGCCTCTGGACTTGCAGTTTGAGGATACCGTGGACAATAAGATTCTAGAGACTGAATCCAATGCGATCCTTGATTTTTCAGAACAAAATCCCTTCGGTGACGCATAATGCACAAACATCATATTATTCAGAGAAGTCATATCTCAGAAAGCAAAAGAAGCCTGGAATAATCCAGAGTTGAGAAAAAGAATGTCAAAGAAACCTAGCGATACCAAAAATTATTCTTCTGCGGCAATAACTCGTCACGCTAATCCTATCCATAAGGAAAAGCACCGACAGGCTGTTATTGCATCATGGCAGAAGAGAAGGATGGGTGAGTAAAATTTTTGGGCATAATCCATATTACCACCGCAGCATCCGAAAGTATGTGACACTCTTTGGCAACTGCTTCAATGATATCACGTTGGTTCGCCATGACACCAACATGGTTGAGAAAGAACGCTGCAAGGTGCCGATCTCGTATGCGCCGAAAGAGAAGTTTATTCTGCGTCTCCAAGGTGATCCCACACTCACCAAGTCCATTGCGACCACCGTTCCGCGCATGTCATTTGAAATGGTGAGCATGCAGTATGACGCGGCGCGTAAGCAGCAGTCCACGATTCGCCACATGACCACCCCGGCAGTGGGCATTGCCACGACCAGTTCTCAATATGTGGGGGTGCCGTATAACTTTGAATTTTCCCTATCGCTGTATGTGCGTAACATAGAAGATGGATTGCAGATTGTTGAACAAATTCTCCCCTTCTTTACACCGGACTACACGGTAACCGCGACGGTATCGCAAGAAGTCAATATCATCAAGGATATCCCGATCATCCTCAAAGGCGTGACAGAGAAGATTGACTATGAAGGTGCCTACGCTGATGGCACGCGCATGATAACCTGGGATTTGGAATTCACTCTCAAGGGATGGTTGTTTGGACCGGTCGCCAATTCTAAGATCATCATGGGAGTCTCGGCAAACATTGCGAACGCGAATGCGGTAGTGACTGGTGGGATCGTGGTCAACTTGCTGGAAACCCGCAATGTCATTACCATGAATACCGCTACTGGGGTGGAAACCACCAATACGACAACGGGGGTTGATGCGTCGATCTGGATTTACCAAAACCCGATTACTGCCAATGTTGATTCGGATTACGGCTATACCACATTTATCAATGAATTTCCTAACGCATAATAGGTGAACATCATGGCATCGTTGAATGAGATTCTTGACATTGACATTAGCCCGCCTGCGCCAATCCAAAAATCACCTACACAAAATACTGTAGCCGTGATTGCGGCAATGCCTGATGTCTCCCTCACCACCAATAATTCTGTCAGTCAGGATGCCTCAGACGCACGCAATAACGTCAGGCTCATGGTCGCAATGGGCACACAAGCCATTGGAGAACTCCTTGCGCTCTCGCGTGAACTCAAGACTCCGCGCACCTATGAAGTCTTTGCGAACATGCTCAAGACTATGACAGAACTCAATAAAGACTTGTTAGAAGTCCACCAACAGGAAGCCACACTCGTTGACCCACCAGACGTAACTCCAGTCACTATTGGCACCGTGGTCTTTACAGGGTCCACTGCTGAACTTGCGGAAGCAATCAATCAAAAACGCCAAGAAAAGAAGATGCGTATAATTGAAGCCAAAGCAATTAGCATAGATAATGTAGGATAATATGGCTGTTACCGGAACGAAGAAACCTAAAGAGTCTTTCAAAATTATGCGCGTGGCGGAACGATTCTATCTGAAGAATCCCCGCCTCAAGCGTGCTGGTGTCAAAGAACAGTTCACTCAAGATCAAATCAATGAGTGGACCCGCTGTGCACATGACCCCATCCATTTTATTCGGACCTATGGTAGAATTATCCATGTAGATCGGGGAGTCATCCCGTTTGATTTGTATGATTTCCAGCAAGAGATCATAGAAGCCTACTTCATTGAACGTAAGGTCATCGTCAAGCTGCCTCGTCAGATGGGGAAGTCCACCACCACCGCCGCCTTCTTCTTGTGGTATGTCCTCTTCCAGCAACACAAGGTCTGTGCAATCCTGGCGAACAAAGCACCGATGGCACAGGAAATCCTGAACCGTATCCAGTTGATGTATGAGCATTTGCCTTCGTTCATGCAGCAAGGTATCATTGAATGGAACAAACGCTCTATCACTCTGGAAAATGGGTCGCGCATTCTTGCCGCCGCAACCAGTTCAAGCGCAATCCGAGGATACTCCTTGTCAATGGTGTTCATGGACGAATTTGCGCACGTCCCTGATAATATCGCTGAGGACTTCTTTACCTCAACCTTTCCGACTCTTTCATCAGGAAAAGAAACGAAAATCCTCATTGCCTCCACTCCCAAGGGGTTGAACCACTATTGCGAATTCTGGAACGATGCGCTATCAGGCAAGAATGACTTTGTGCCGATTGAGTATCCGTGGAACAAGATTCCAGATCGTGACTTGGTATGGTTTGAGGAACAGCGACGAACCCTGGGTGAAATGAAGTTCCGCCAGGAAGTCCTCTGCGAATTCTTGGGTTCATCGGATACCCTGATCTCAGGAGCGACCCTTGCGCTGATGGTCCTGAACAAGCGCGAACCCATCTTTGAGGATGGGGGATGGGTGGTCTATGACCAACCACAGGAAGATCATACCTACGTCATTTGCGTTGACCCGGCTAGAGGACTCGATCAGGACGCGAGCGCGTTTTGGGTGGTGGACGTGACGCAACTTCCGTATCGAGGTGTGGCACAATTCCACAGTGCGTCCATTGCCCCGATGGTGTTCCCAAACCTGATTTACAACGCAGCGGTCAAATATAATCGCGCATTCGTCCTCGTTGAGATCAACGATAACGGGCAGCAAATCGTGGACATGTTACACTACGACCTGGAATATGAAAACATTTTCAAACTAGAATCAACCCAAAAGACGGGCGCGAAGATTGCTGGTGGATATAAGAAATCCATGCGTCTAGGGTTGCGTATGACTGAATCGGTCAAGCGTATCGGGTGCCTGAACCTCAAAGCCATTCTAGAAGGTAACAAACTCCTGATTCATGACTTCATGACGATCACCGAACTCAGCACCTTTACGCAGCAACTCCAGACCTATAAGGCTGAAGTCGGTAAGCACGATGATATGGTTATGTGCTTGGTGATGTTTGCCTGGTTGGTGACTCAGAAGTATTTCCGAGAAGCCCAAGGGTCCGACATGAGCATGGCAAAAGCCTTGGAAACCGAACAGGAGCGAGCCACAGAGGATGATCTAGTGCCGTTTGGACTGATTGATACGGGCTTGGAGGACCCCTTTACGGTGGACGATGGGGATTTGTGGGTGGACAGCCGTGGAATGGACCCACAAGAGATGATGAATTTTATGAAAAATTACGTGAAGCGAGCGCAAGGCATCTGAAAACACGAAAAACATAAATAGTTCAACGAAGCACACCTTCAATCCCTTTTGACTGTAACCTATCCAATGTAAGGAGTCTACTATGGCGTTTCAACTTCTCTCACCTGGCACCAACGTATCCGAGATCGACCTTACCACAGGAATTCCTGTCGTATCCACCAGTGCAGGTGCAACGGTGGGGCAATTTGCATGGGGACCCGTCGAGACCCGTTCACTGACTGGTAGTGAAGTGACCCTGGCAAATCGCTTCAGCAAGCCTGACTCCAACACCTTTTTGTCCTTCTTCTCAGCCGCAAACTTCTTGGCGTATGGCAACCAACTCTATGTGACCCGCGCCGCCAACAATGGCACCAAGAATGCAGTAGCAAATACCGCTGTCAATGCCCCATTGCAGATCAAGAACGAAGAGACCTATGAACTGAACTATTACACAGGACAGGGTGACTTCGGGCAGTTCGCCGCACGCTACCCAGGTGCTCTTGGCAACAACCTCAAGGTCTCTGTCTGCGGAAGCGCAAATGTATTCTCAAGCAATGCAACCTTACAGGCTGGTTCGACTGCGAATTCCGCCATCGTTGGAGCGTTGACGGTCAACACGACCGGCAACAGTGCCCCGTATGTTCGTCCTGGTGACTATGTGAAGTTTGGAACGAACCCCTACCTCCAAGTTGCCTCAGCGAATGCTACTGCGATTATTCTCGCAAGTGCATTGACCGTCGCCATCACCGGACCAAGCATGATCCTTCGCAAGTGGGAATATGCCGACCAGTTTGACGGTGCTCCTGGCACGTCCGTTTATGCAGCAGGTAAGAGCGGAGCGAACGACGAACTCCACATCATTGTTCTTGACGAAGATGGTGGTATCTCAGGCACGCAGGGCTTTGTCCTTGAGAAGTATCCATTCCTCTCCAAGGGTCTTGATGTCAAGTCCAACGATGGATCAAGCACCTACTACCCAACAGTCCTCTTCAACAGTTCACTCTACGTGTATTTCGGTGACCACGATCCTCTTGGCACCAACTGGGGCACCCCAGTCACCGGAACGACCTATACGGATGTAACCGTCGCAGGACGTTTCAGCCTCGCAGGTGGAACCGATGCCCCGGTCTCCGTGGGAGATTGGGAACGTGGATGGGACCTCTACAAGAACGCAGAAATCGTCGATGTCAGCCTGTTGGTTGCGGGAGAAGCCGATGCAACGGTCTCCCAATACATCATTGATAACCTCGTCACCGTCCGTAAGGATTGCATGGTATTCTTGTCACCTTCGCGTGCAAGTGTAGTCAACAACAGTGGCGCCGAGGTAGATGCCGCCGTCGCCTACCGCAACACACTCAGTTCAACCAGTTATGCGGAAATGGATTGCAATTGGAAATACCAGTATGACAAATACAATGACACCTATCGCTACCTCCCATTGAACGCTGACGTAGCGGGAACCTGTGTTCGCACCGATACCGTGCGCGATCCGTGGTTCTCACCCGCAGGATTCGACCGAGGGCAGATCAAGAATGTTATCAAGTTGGCGTGGAACCCAATCCAAACAGAACGCGACACCTTATACAAGAATGGCATCAATTCCATTGTGACATTCCCAGGTGAGGGAGTAGTGTTGTTTGGGGACAAGACCATGCAGACCAAGCCAAGCGCGTTTGATCGTATCAACGTGCGCCGCTTGTTCATCGTGTTGGAGAAAGCCATTGCGCGTGCTGCTAAGTTCAGTTTGTTTGAATTCAACGATGAATTTACGCGAGCCGCATTTGTGGCATTGGTTGACCCATACCTCAGAGATGTCATGGGTCGCCGAGGTATCTTTGACTACCGTGTAGTCTGCGATACCACGAACAACACGCCAGCCGTGATTGACGCAAACCAGTTCATCGGTGATATCTACGTGAAGCCAGCACGAAGCATCAACGGTATTCAGTTGAACTTTGTGGCTGTGCGTACCGGAGTTTCCTTCGATGAAGTCGTAGGAAAATTCTAATCTAAATAAGCGTAACTAAGGAGACTAACATGCCCTTCAATGCCTATGAATTCAGAGCGCAGTTACAAGGTGACGGCGCTCGCCCAAACCTGTTTGAAGTTCAACTCACGTTTCCCACTTCGGTCAATCCAGGTGCGGCAAATCGTAAGCTGACCTTCATGTGTAAAACGGCTTCGATGCCGGGTATGACCATCGGGCATGTGCCGTTGTTCTACTTTGGTCGTGAAGTGAAACTCGCAGGAAACCGCACATTCCCTGAGTGGACGCTTTCTGTCATCAACGATGAAGATTTCTCGGTACGCAATGGCTTTGAAAAGTGGATGAATGGTATGAACCGTGTGGTAACGAACGTGCGGGATCAGTGGGCAGGCAACTCGCTTGGTTACTCGACCACTGCATTAGTCAACCAGTTCTCCAAGACCGGTGAGATCATCAAGACCTATACCTTCACTGGTATGTTCCCTGTTGATATGTCACAGATCGATTTGGACTGGGGCAGCAACGACACCATCGAAGAATTCAGCGTCACGCTCGCCTACCAGTATTTTACCGCAGTCGCAAAAGACGGCACTGTTATCGTTTAATGAGCATGGGGGATGCCTTCGGTCCCCCGTCATTATTGTGACTTTATTATGCACACATCATATAAGAAAAAGGTGGTAACATAATGGCATGGAACCTATTCGGATATAGTTTAGGCAAGAATCCTGATGTCACGAAGATAGAAAACCCCGATAGACAAACCCTCGTTATCCCCCAAGAAAAAATAGACGATGGGGCTATAACCATCACCCAGGGCGCGTACTACGGCACCTATGTCGATTTGGAAGGGTCTGTTCGCAACGAATTAGAACTCATCACTCGCTACCGCGAAATGTCCCTGCATCCTGAGTGCTCCGAAGCGATTGAAGAAATCATCACCGAAGCCGTAACCGAAGATGATGATGGCGAAGTAGTCACCATCAACCTTGATAAGCTCGACACACCAGCCTCCGTCAAAAAGAAAATCCAAGAAGGTTTCAACAAGATCAAGACCATGCTGAGTTTCCAAGACCTCGGTGAGGACTTGTTCAAGCGTTGGTATGTGGATGGTCGCTTATATTTTCAAGTGGTCATTGATAAGACGAATTCCAAAGACGGGGTGCAGGAACTCCGTTATATTGATCCTCGCAAGATTCGTAAGGTCCGTGAAGTGCTCAAGGACCGCGATCCTAAGACTGGGGTAGAATTCATCAAGGCGATTTCCGAATACTATGTCTACAATGATCGGGGTCTGACTGCACAATCCTACACCGCTTCTGTCAATCAAGGCACACGTATTGCCACAGATGGTATCGTGTTTGTTCCATCGGGGCTGCTTGATGCCAAGTCTACGATGGTCATTGGGTGGTTACACAAAGCCATCAAGCCTTTGAACAACCTCCGCATGATTGAGGATGCGATTGTCATTTATCGTCTCTCCCGCGCCCCCGAACGCCGCATATTCTACATTGACGTGGGCACACTCCCAAAACTCAAAGCCGAACAATACCTCAAAGACATTATGACGAAGTATCGCAACAAGCTCGTCTATGATGCGAATACGGGTGAACTCCGCGATGAACGTAAGCACTTATCCATGCTGGAAGATTTCTGGTTGCCCCGCCGCGAAGGCAGCAAGGGAACGGAAATTGCTACCTTGCCAGGTGGAGAAAACTTGGGTCACATTGAGGACGTTGAATACTTCCAAAAGAAACTCTATAAGTCTTTGAATGTGCCAATCGGTCGCCTGGACGCACAACAGGCTGGTGGAGGCATGGTTGGACTTGGCAGAGTCGCAGAAATTACCCGCGATGAAGTCAAGTTCAACAAATTCATTCACCGACTCCGCAACAAGTTCTCACGACTCTTTGATGAAGCCTTGAGACAGCATATGGTCCTTACGGGAGTTTGTTCACTGGACGAATGGGAGATTTTCAGAGAGAACATCTCCTACGATTTCAAGAACGATAACAACTTCGCAGAAATGCGCGATGCCGAATTGCTCCGCGAACGAGTCACGCTGCTCGGACAAGTCCAACCGTTTATTGGAGTCTACTACAGCAACGTGTGGGTCAAGCGTCATGTCTTACATTTGAGCGATGAAGAGATTGAAGATATTGCCGATGAAATTGAAGAAGAGACCAAGAGCGGAGAATTGCCGCTGCAACTGCCAGGGATGATGGGTCCAGACGGTCAACCGATGGGTGGACAACCAGGAATGCCCGGTGGGGGTGCGCCAGGTCAGCCAGGGATGCCAGGACAGCCTCAACCAGAGGATAACACCGTGGACTCTACGGAGCAGCCAAGTCAGTCACAAACACCAGGGCTTGACAAGTCTGTGGAGAAAGCCTTCAAGCGTAGATAATACATAAATAGCAAGTAACATCGGAACACACGGAGAAACCTATGGCACAGCAACAACTTGATGAAATTTCTGCCAAACTTGCAGCCTCAGTTGGTAGGCAGCGACTCAAGCAGGGGCAAGGCTTACAGGATGCCCTCTCAACTCCTGGTCTTTCACCACATCTGCGCAAGGGGCTAAAGCACGTCACCAATCGGGCATTCAGTAGGTCCAAGAAAGCGTATGAGTATGCCTTTAGGAAGAATGTCGCTAGAGGGGAAGCCATGAGCAAGTTAGACGAAATGGCAACAGATCAACAGGGGTCAGATTATCGTTCACAAGCAGCGAAGCAGACTCTTGATATGGCAGCAGCAGCAAAGAAATTGAAAAAAGGAGTTACTATGCGAGAACAATTTTCCCCAATCGGTGACATGATTACGTTGGTTGCTAACCAACAGCCAGGAGAAGCCACCACGGTTCTCACCGATCTGTTGAGTGTGAGGATATCGGATTCCTTGGCGAGTCGCAAGCAAGAAATCGCCCAGAGTTTGTTTGCCCCAAGCGCCGATGCCTTGGCCGAAGAGGCCGAGCAGTTGGACGAAATTTCTCTCAAAACAAAATTCAGTGCCTATAAAAAGGCGTCTGAAAATGAGGAATCCGGACAACCAAGAGAACGAGCAAGAAGCAAATCCCTCACGGCTCGCATTGAGAGAGATGTAGAAAAGAAACACGGAGCGGAAATGGCGGCCAACCTCGGACGGGCCGCGGCCGTCCAGCATTACGGTCGAAAAGCAGCCATGAGAGAAGAAGCCGAACAGTTGGACGAACAACCAACCCGCAAGCATTTTCAGCAAGTTGCTGATGTGATAAAGGCTCATCCCGATGCCGCCAAGCGCAAGGAACTCGCAGCGCATCATTCGGGAATTTTCAAAGCCCAGAATCCACGATTTGACCACAAGCGTTTCTATGCCGCCGCCAACGCGGGTGAACCTGGGGTCTAATGAAGTATCCTGAAGAGTTTTCTCCTGAAGCAGTCACTAAGCGATCTGCACAAGCCACAAAGGAACTTGATGTGGCGGCACGTTCAGCCAAAGTGAAGCGAGAACTTGACAACGCACAGATGGAGAAAAAGGAGCGTAGACCGTTGAAAGAATTCTCAGATTTTCGTGTGGAATTGAATGAAGGTGTTGAAGAGGTTGAGGAAAACTTTATCCCTCACTCTTCCATGCCCCCAAACATTCTGATTCTCCGACGCAAGACGGTTCGCCAGTTCCCCAATAATGTCATGGTGGCGTTATACTACAATGACAAACTGGGGCAGTATTTCTCCATTCCGTATGGTGGAGAGGCAAGCGATGATCGGGCAGTGATTACTCCTGTCGCGCTGAAGGAAAACGAAGATGACCGCAAACGATTTGAGCGTGAAAAACAAGACTTCGTAAAAAAAGATAAAGAGTTGTCGCGTCTTGCGCGGTTATCCGCAGAAATGAATAAGAAACCACTAAAAGAAAACGGACAGATTCAAGAAGATGCGATCAGTCATTTGCAGAAAGTCAAAGCCTTTCAGACCGACAAGCCTTTGTATCATAAAGACGGGTCTCAGACGAGAATAGACCCTACAACCGCGAATGCCTTACTGACGGTGCATGGTGCCTTGCATCCTGATAACCGTAAGAAGTTTGCTGATGCCTTGGAGCATTCACAGCCTAAGTTCCATAAAATGTTGGACTTCGCCTGGAAGCAGGTCAGGGAGTAATGAACCCCGTTGCGCTTGTCGCTGAAGGACGATTCGTAGACGCCGGGAATTTCATTACTGCGATCCTCAGCCGGTTGGTTGAACAGAAACTTACCGTGTTGCGCCGAGTGATCGGAGCCACGATGTTTGCGGAAGCCAATCGCATGCGCCAAGGTCGCACAGTCCTGATTCGTCGGCGCATCAGAAAAGGCAAAGTGCAGCGCATGGTTCGCAAGTCAGCCGTAAAGGGATTCACGCTGAGGCACGGAAAGATCACCCGAATCCCGGCCGCCAAGCGTATTCACATGAGGATCACTCAGAGGCGTGCAGCCCGAAAGCGTCGAGCGCATATGCAGCAAACATTGAGAAAGAGGAAACTCTCAATGAGAAAACGAAAGTCTTACGGAATTCACTAAGGAGATATTATGTCATACGATCTCGTCAACCGTTTCAAGGGTCCCTCAACACTCATGGTGATCGATCAAAACCTGACGCTCAACTTGAGCCAGCTTTCAGTGGCAGTGACGCGCGGCGGTATTGCCAATGCAAACTGCGAAAACGTCACCACTGCCATTATCACGTCATGCAAGTGGTCTACCGCTTCTCCAACTGGGCAGATCAAAATTGCACGCGATGCCGGGGGTCTTGGGACTGGGGCGAACGTAGTAGCGAACCTTACAGGGCAGGGGCAGTGGATTCACAACGAAGTGCCGTTTGCGAATACCCCAACAGGCAATATCCAAGTCACCATCACCGGTGGCGGAACCATATACATGACGATTAAGAAAGAAGCCGTGTATAACGTCCAGACGCAAGATATCTAAGGAGTTTCCATGAAACTAATAAAAGAACAAGCCCAACAGGTTGAAGTCATAACGGAAGCCGAGGAAGGCGGAAGAAAGTCCTACTTCATTGAAGGGATTTTCATGCAGGCGGATAAACCTAATAAGAACCGTCGCAAGTATGTCTTTGAATCCCTGAATCGTGAAGTAGACCGATACCGACGCGAGTATATTGATGAGAACCGAGCCTTTGGTGAACTGGGGCATCCTGACACCCCAACTATCAACTATCCGCTTGTCAGCCACATGATAAAGGTTCTTCGGGCTGAAGGCAGGGATTTCTACGGTAAAGCCAAAATCTTAGGGGGTCCAACGGGCACCCCAAACGGTAAGATTGTGGAATGCTTGCTGTCCGAAGGAGCCAAATTGGGCGTGAGCACTCGCGGGTTAGGAACCGTGATACAGGGTTCAGATGGTATCTCCCTGGTTCAAGATGACTTTCAATTGGCGACAGCCGCCGATATTGTTGCAGACCCCTCGGCTCCCGATGCGTTTGTTCGCGGTATCATGGAGAGCAGGGAATGGGTATTTGTTGACGGACGCTACATGTCAGAGGACATAGAAGTGGCAAGGAAGGCTATAGTGGCTGCACCGAGCCGTAGACTCAACGAAACCTGCGTGCGACTGTTTGCTGATTTCATGAGAAGGTTGTAAGCAAAAACTGTATTTTTATAAATAACATCACGCGACCTAACAAGGAGATTTTTACATGAGCAAGACACTAATGGAAGCCGCAGCAGAGATTCTCAGTGGTAGCAAGTCCAGCGCACCGGGCATGCCAATGGAAAAGTCACCACAGGGCTTTCAAGACCTTGGTGGACCGACCCCAACACAAGCGACCCACTCCGCAATCAATGTTGGTGCCAAGGAAGCGACCCCTCCAGGGAAACAGCCTTCGTCAGACACTAAAGCCCCATTGGTGAAAGCCGCAGGTCAAGCCGTTGCAATTACACCAGAAGAAGAAGGCGATGCCGAAGATGCAGAAGCCAATGCACGCAAGGCACGTATTGAAGCAGGACTCCGTGCGGGTCATTTGAAGGAAGAGGACAAGGACGAGGACGATGACAAGGATGATGACGATGACAAGGATGATGACGACGACGACGACGATGACGACAAGAAGGATAAGGACGAAAAGGACCTGAAAGAAGCCGCTGCACAATGGCAAGCTGAACTCCAAGGAGATGTCGCAGCGATCCTCGCGTCTGAAACCTCCCTTCCAAAAGAATTTGCCGAAAAGATCGGAACCATTTATGAGGCTCGCGTGTCCGATAAGGTCATGAGCATTCAAGAATCCATTGAAGCAGAATACGCAGAGAAGTTTGAAGCCGCTGTATTGGAAGTGCGTGACAACCTCACCGAACAAGTCAATGACTACCTTGATTATGTCGTGGGTCAGTGGATGGAGCAGAACGAACTTGCCATTGAAAAGGGACTCCGTTCCGAATTGACCGAAGAGTTTATCGGTGGATTGCGTAACCTGTTCCTTGAGAGTTTCATTGATGTGCCTTCCGAGAAGGTGGACCTCGTTGACGAACTCGCCACCAAGGTTGAAGAGTTGACCAGCGAATTGAACGAAGAAGTCGCCAAGGGTGTTGAACTCAAGAAGCAACTCGGCGAATCCAAGAAGTCAGAAATTCTCAACGGTGTCTGTGAAGGATTGACACAGACCCAAGTTGAAAAAGTTCGCACACTCGCAGAGAGTGTCGAATTCACCGCAGAAGGTGATTACACCAAGAAGGTGTCCACAATCCGTGAGAACTACTTCCCGATTACCACTGGGAAGCCAGCATCAGACAGCAATGCGAAGATGTTGACAGAAGCCAGCGAAGTTGCTGAAGAGAAGTCAGTCATCATTGATGCAGGAGTCGCGTCTGTTGTTGCCTCGTTGACAAGAAGTTTGAAGTAATCACCAATACCATTCACAAGGAGTATCTACTATGTTCATGTCAGAAGGTTTAGAAAAGAAGTGGGCGGCCGTCCTCGATGTGCCTGGGCTTTCGCCAATTACCGATAAGCACAAGCGCGCCGTGACCGCAATCGTTTTGGAAAACCAAGCCATTGCTCTCAAGGGCGAAGCGCAGATGTTGTCGGAAACCGCAGTCAACGCCACAGGTGGTGGTTTGACGGGTGCCGCAGGAGCCTCTGGTCCTATGGCAGGTTATGACCCAATCCTCATCTCCCTCGTTCGTCGTTCTTTGCCTAACTTGATTGCGTATGACGTGTGCGGCGTTCAGCCGATGACAGGTCCTACGGGATTGATTTTCGCCATGCGTTCCTTGTATGCAAACGCAAACGGCGCAGGAACACGTTCCGATGAAGCATTCTACCAGGAAGCGAATACCGGATTCACCGGCGTTTCCGCAGCACAAACCGCAATCGGTTTGACTGCTTCCACCAACACCGCCGCAATCTTCGATGAATCGGTTGCTGGTTTGGTTCTTGGTGCCATGTCCACGTCAGTTGCAGAAGGTTTGGGTGGTGGTGCAGTTCCATTCGCAGAAATGGGATTCAGCATTGAAAAGGTGACCGTGACTGCAAAGACACGCGCTTTGAAGGCAGAATACACTCTGGAATTGGCACAGGATTTGAAGGCAGTTCATGGACTCGATGCCGAGACTGAACTCTCCAACATCCTCTCCGCCGAAGTGCTCTCAGAAATCAACCGTGAAGTTATCCGCACGATCTACATTGTCTCCAAGGTCGGTTGCCAAGTGGGAACGACCAAGGTTGGTACTTTCGACCTTGACACCGATTCAAACGGTCGTTGGATGGTGGAAAAGATCAAGGGACTTGTGTTCCAGATCGAGCGCGAAGCGAACGTGATCTCCAAGCAGACTCGTCGTGGCAAGGGTAACGTGGTTATTTGTTCTTCAGACGTAGCCTCAGCCTTGGCACTCGCAGGAGTCTTGGACTATGCAGGCGCACTGAAGGATAACATCAGCCTCAACGTCGATGACACAGGCAACACGTTCGCAGGAACATTGCTTGGTCGTTACAAGGTCTACATTGACCCGTACTTCCCAGCCGCTCAGACCCAGGAATTTGCCGTAGTCGGCTATAAGGGTTCCAATGCGTTTGACGCAGGAATCTTCTACTGCCCATACGTGCCTCTCCAGATGGTCCGTGCGATTGATACCGCAACCTTCCAGCCAAAGATCGGGTTCAAGACTCGTTATGGCATGGTTGCGAACCCATTCGCAGAAGGCGCAGTTCAAGGTTTGGGCGCACTTACTCGCCAAGCCAACATGTATTACAGGGCGTTCAAGATAGCCAACATTGCCTAATAAGAACTACTTATTAGATAATCGTTGACTTTCTGACCGAAGTGTGATATCATAAGAGACTGGGGATTCCGAAAGGGGTCCCCATTCTTTTTGTCTTGACAATGCCTCCTAAATAGTGTATACTACAGGCTCACAATAGAGGGGTCTCCTATGGCTATATGGATTTTACTCATGGTTCTTCTTACCCCAGTAACAGGGTTTGAAACCTCCTACCAATTGAACAGTTTCAACTCTCCGACTGCCAGCACCGATTGCAGCATGGAGCGGGATCGGATCGCAAGAGATATGGAAAAAGCCTACCCTGGTGATGCCAGTTTTCGCATTGAGTGCAGAGAAAAACCAACCCCCATCTCCTCTACCGACGAGAAGAACAAATTTGAAGTCATTATCAAAACATTCGCGCAAGCACGCTATCCAAAGGAACCCCTAACCATAAAAGCAAGCAGCGTGCAAATCCTTCAGAATGATGCAGGCTCTTTGCCTATCGTTGCCATTCAACTCAACATATTCCGTAAGAGTGGTGGGCAAGCCTTTATCGTGCTGATAAAGGACGATGCGGTAATGGCGTGGATTGATGAGGGTGAGGTTGACGAAGAGACAGAGGACGCAGCAGAAGTATTTTCCCACAAGGACGAGGCATGAAGGTTATCAATCTTTTTGCGGGTCCCGGTGCAGGGAAATCCACCGTCGCAGCCGGGCTATTTCATCTGATGAAGTTGGATGGGTATAAGGTGGAGTTGGTGACGGAGTATGCAAAGGACATTGTATGGGCAGGTCGGCATAAGGAACTGGACGATCAACTCTATATTACTGCCAAACAACATCATAGGATTTTTCTTCTCAAGGATAAAGTAGACTATTGCGTGACGGATAGCCCATTGCTCCTCTCTCTTGTTTATTGTCGCATGATGCCGCAGAGTTTCTTTCCCTTTGTCAAAGACCTCTTTCATGAATACGAGAACTACGCGGTCATCCTCAAGCGCACAAAGCCCTACGTTCTATTTGGACGCACGCAAACCGAGGACGAAGCGAGAGCGTTAGATGGGCAGATAAATACACTGGTCTATTCCCAGGTGCCACCGAATATGATTTTTGAAACTGATGGCGGGGTGCTCGCACCCGAACATGTCCTCAATTGGATAAAGGAACAATAAGATGGCTATTCCTGGTATTCCCCACACCCCGATGAATCCGAATGTGCTGCACCCAAATAAATTCGTGTTGAGTTTCTCCACAATTCCTACCGTGGAGTATTGGTGTCAAGCCGTGAATATCGCAGGCATTTCATCAGGAGAAGCCATACGACAGACCCCCTTGATTGACTTGTTTTCACCAGGAGAAAAACTCAACATCAATCCACTGGCAATCACCTTCCAGGTTGACGAAGATTTGACCGGATGGATGGAAGTCTATAATTGGATGCGTGCGTTGACTTTCCCGTTTAGTTTTGATGAATACAAAGCCTTATCATTGCGCCCTGGTATGCTGCACAAACCGCAGCCACAATTTTCTGACGCGACCTTGATCGTCTTGGACTCCAAGCAGAACCCACACATTCGCGTCAAGTATCGCAATTGCTTCCCAACCAGTCTCACCGACATTATGTTCTCCGCAGCATCGTCGGCTGAGGAACCCGTTACGGCTGATGCAGTCTTTCGGTTTGACTTCTATGACGTGGAGATTCTTTGATGGCACAAGGCGACCCGATAGTATTCACATTTAGAGATCGTATGGGATGGGTGTGCCCAAAGTGCAACAGGGGGAATTCACCCGATGTATTGTCATGCCCCTGTCACCAATATGTGTTCAACTATCCCCCGGTGTATCCACCTGTATTTGATAGTCCGGTTGACACGAACCTCCCAGGTCCAGAATTCAAAGTTACCTGTTGACTTTTACCTTTCACTATGGTATAATAGTTGGATATGGAAGAGATTATTGAACATTTATACTTGGGCAGCATGGTCGATGGGCGTGATGCGACCATTGATTCGCTTTGTGTCATGTGGTATGGCGAACCTGGCATCAACCCCGAAAGCAAACACATCGTCACCACATGGTATCACGATAAGGGTATTGGGGTTCGCCCAAACGCAATGGACGAAGCAGCAGACTATATCCATGAACACCTTTCAGTGGACAATCCCCTGTTGGTTTACTGTGCGGTTGGCATGGAACGCTCCCCATTGACGATTGCGTGGTATCTCCGCAAATATCATAGTATGACGTTTGCAGAAGCCTACACTCTCATGCACGCAAAACGCTCGATTGTTGAAAACCGCGAACATTGGCTAAAGGTTGCCTTACCATGAAAATTGATACCTCCAAGGTCTCAGAGGAACAAGTGGATGCCCTCTTAGAAGAGTGGGCGGGTGATGCCAAGATGGATAAGCTTGAACCCGCAGAAGAGTTGCGTAAGGTCCCTGTGCTACAAGCCAAGTATATGAACATCTTATCATCCCACCGCAGAGCCTTGAGAGCGGCCGAACGGAAGATTGCCAAACTCAAGAGGCTCAAGCATGAATACTATACTGGTAGACTCGATCAAGACACCCTTGAGAAATGCCAATGGCAACCCTTTCCCTATACCCTGAAGGGTGATCTGGTCACCTACATGGAGTCCGACAAAGATTTGCTCAATGGAAAAGCCGTGCTAGCGGTGCATGAAGAAATTTTAGATATCTGCGAACGCATTCTCAAAGAACTGAATTCCCGCACCTTTGCACTCAAAGATATTGTCAAGTGGGAAATGTTTATTGCTGGTGGTGGTCACTAATCTACTACAAGGAGATACCATGTATACCTATGCTGCAAAACTTGTTCGCGTTCTTGATGGTGATACCGTTGAAGCCAACATCGACTTGGGCTTTGATATTCACTACGTTGCCAAGATTCGCTTGAGCGGCATCAATGCACCAGAAATGAAAACCCCGCAGGGGCAACCTGCCAAGGAACACCTAGCCAATCTACTCACCAACCAGGACTTTGTGGTGACCACAAAGATCAATAAGGAGTTTGAGAAATATGGGCGGGTATTGGGTGAAATCACCATCAACGGGGTGAGCATCAATCAACAGATGATTACGGAGGGGTTTGCGGTTGTCATGAAGGGGTAGTTTCTACTATATTATGTCAAATCTTTTTGTGAGTAAGAAGAATGAATCGTTTATCCAAGTTACCTGTGATGAGTCTGTGGCACAGGAACTCTCCGATTATTTTGCGTTTTTTGTGCCAGGACATGAGTTCCAGCCTCTTTTCAAGGCGGGACGGTGGGATGGAAAGGTCAGATTATTTGATCGCCGTTACTATTCTCTCCCTTTTGGGCTTGTTGCACATCTCCAAAAATTTGCTGCTGATCGTCAATACTCTCTTCAATTTGATGATGCCGTTCTCCTAACCAGCAACTTCTCCATCGCAGAGGCTCAAGTCTTTGCCGACTCGCTGAAGTTGCCAGTGGAACCCCACGATTATCAGATTGAAGCCTTCGCCAAGGCGATCCGCAATCGTCGTATTCTGATCGTATCCCCTACAGCCAGTGGAAAATCCCTTATCATGTATCTGATCGTGCGCTACTTGCACATGAATCACATCAAAGGTATTATCATCGTTGGCACCACGTCACTTGTTGAACAACTCTTTGGCGACTTTAGAGACTATGGGTGGAATGTTGACAAATTCGTGCATCGCATGTATGCAGGCAAGGAGAAAAAGGCTGACCACTTCCTCACCGTTTCCACCTGGCAATCACTCAAGAACTTTGACCCTACCTACCTGAAACAATTTGATTTCGTGATCGGGGATGAAGCCCATCAACATAAAGCCAAAGAACTCAGCACCATCTTAGCGAATCTGTCCAATGCTGATGTGCGCGTCGGCACCACAGGGACCTTAGATGGCACCAAAACGAATCGGTTGGTGTTAGAGGGGCACTTCGGACCTGTGTTTGCCCCCGTCACCACCAAAGAACTCATGGATTCTGGGCGGTTAGCGCAACTCCAAATCAAGTGTCTGATTCTCAAGTATCCTACGACAGTCTGCCAATCGTTGAGAAAATCCACCTACCAAGAAGAGTATAATGCCGTGGTAAGTTATCTTCCGCGAGCAAAGTTTGTGCGAAACCTTGCGCTGTCATTGACGGGCAATACGTTAGTGTTATTCCAATTGGTCATGAAGCATGGGCAACCCATGTATGAAGGGATTCGGGATGGAGCCACGAAGGGCAGACCTGTATTCTTTGTGCATGGTGGGGTTGAGACAATGGACCGCGAGGAAGTCCGCCGAATTACTGAGGAAAGCAGCAACGCGATTATCGTTGCCTCCTATGGGACCTTCAGCACTGGTATCAATATCAAGAATCTCCATAATGTCGTGTTCGCCGCGCCCTCCAAGTCTCGCATTCGGAACCTACAGTCCATCGGAAGAGGATTGAGAAAGGCGGAAGGCAAAACCCACGTCACCCTCTTTGATATCGTGGATGATTTACGCATTAAGAAGCACACAAATTTTCTCTTACATCATTTCAAACACCGTGCGGAACTCTACCACAGTGAAAAATTCACTTTCCTACAGTATTTGATTGACTTGAAATAAAAAATGTGGTATAATGGCTTACGATAAAGAAGCGAAAGGACTGTGCCTATGAACGTGCTCATGGGAATGGAATTATACGAACTGCCATTTACAACAGAAATGGTCATGTTGGAGAGTGGGGTCACGGTGATTGCGCGGGTGCATGAAGGCTCCCAGTATTCATCGGCGCAGGGGCTATATCTCCTCCATCACCCCGCACAGGTCATGACTGAACGCCCCTTTGGGGGAATCCTGGGATTCATGCTTGAACCGTGGACCCCGAATGAACTCCTGGTCAGCCCTGTAGTCCGTGTGCGAGTCAAGAGCGTTGTGGGATGGATGAATCCCTCTCCCGAACTACTCAGTTTCTATTCAGCCTGGGTCAAAATTGAAGAGGACAAACTGAAAACGATGGGAAGCCTGTATTCCTTGCAAGTCACGAAACTTGAAAAAATGGTTACAACCCAATATGCCGATGCCAAGAGGCGTTGGACTGTGGGAAACGCAGGCACGGATGCACAGAACAACGAAGCACTACTCGCATTTTTTGAAGAGGATTTAACTTGGGGCAATTCAAAAATTTCCCACTGAAGGGGGTCTATGGCAACACATTACATCAAGAACGAGGAACTGCTCGCAGCACTGCTCGCTCATCGCAAGTTAGTGGAGAAAGCCAAGGCACGCAACAAACCCGTGCCTGAACTGAGTCATTATATCGGTATGTGTTTTCTCAAGATTGCGGAGCGGTTGTCTCGCAAGCCGAACTTCATGTCCTACACCTTCAGAGAGGATATGATTTCCGATGCGGTGGAGAACTGCATTCAGTATGTCCACAACTTTGACCCTGAGATTGGCAAGAATCCCTTTGCCTATTTTACACAGATTATCTACTGGGCATTCTTACGACGAATCAGTAAAGAGAAAAAGCAACTCTACGTCAAGTATAAAGCCACGGAGCAACTAGGGCTTCTCCAACAATCAAACATGCACGATCTTGATAGCATTGGACAGGATAGGGGCCGGTCCTTCCAGGTGTATGAAAACATTTCTGACTTCATCGCCACCTATGAGCAGGGTCGGAAGAATAAGAGCAGGCGGAAGATTCCAAAAGTCAAAGCCTGTGGTGGCACACTCAAGTTTGTGGGAGACTAATATGCTCGTAGCCTTATTGAACGATACTCACTTCGGGGCTAGAGGCGACAACACACAGGTCAATGACTTTTTCCTCAAGTTCTACAACAACATCTTCTTTCCATATATTGAGAAGCACAATATCACCACCCTGGTCCATTTGGGTGATGTGGTAGATCGTCGGAAGTTCATCAATTATGCGATATGGAATTCCTGGCGCACGAACTTCTTTGATAGACTCCTTGACATGGGTGTTGACGTGCACATGCTGACAGGCAACCATGATTGCTACTACCGCAACACCAACGAGATCAACGCATTGTCTGAATTATGCGGGGGCTACAAGAATGTCACGATCTATACGGGAGTAAAAGATAAACAATTTGGTAGTTTGAGTGTTGCGATGGTGCCGTGGATCAATTCAGGCAACTACGAAGAATCCATGAACTTCCTCGCCACCACCAAGTCCCCGATCATCTTGGGGCACTTGGAAATCACTGGGTTTGAAATGGACCAGGGCAATGTCTGCCTCTCTGGTATGAGCAAAGCGACCTTTGAGCGATTTGATATGGTCTTGTCTGGACACTTTCACCACAAGTCAAGTGATGGGTGCATTCACTACTTGGGAAATCAGGTTGAAATTACCTGGGCAGACTACAAGGACCCGCGAGGGTTCCATATTCTGGATACCGAAACGCGAGAACTGACCTTCATTGAAAATCCCTATCGGTTGTTCCACAAGATTCTTTATGATGATTCAATTCAAAACTTTGAATTCTGGAAACGCCATGACTTCCAAGCCTATGCCAGTGCATTTGTCAAGGTCGTGGTCACCCGCAAACAGAATCCCTACCTGTTCGATCAGATGTTGGACTCCCTGTATAAGGTCAGCCCGTTAGATGTGACGGTGGTTGAGGATTACTCCGAATCGGTCTTGGACCCCACACAAGGCGTGGTGGACCAAGCAGAGGATACCGTGACCATTATTCGTAAGTGTGTGGATGGGATGACGATGCCAGGGGGTGTCGAACCTGATAAACTCAAGGGTATGCTACAAGAGTTATATGTGGAAGCTGTGAATTCTGAAACGGCAATGATCTAATGTTAAACTTCAAGACCATTCGTTATAAAAACTTCTTATCCACCGGTAACTATTTCACTGAGATTCCGCTCAACGGATCACAGAATACCTTGATCGTGGGAGAGAACGGGTCAGGAAAGTCTACAGTCTTAGATGCCTTGTCGTATGCCCTGTATAACAAGCCATTCAGGAACATCAACAAGCCTTCGCTTGTCAACTCAATCAACAACCGCGATACCGTGGTGGAAGTAGAATTCTCTGCTGACCGTAACGAGTATAAGATTGTGCGGGGCATCAAGCCTGATATGTTTGAAATCTACCGTAACGGAGTCATGATTGACCAAACCGCGTCGGGGGACTATCAGGAACAACTGGAAAAGTTTATTCTCAAACTGAACCACAAGAGTTTTACACAGATCGTCATTCTAGGGTCGGCTAGTTTCACTCCCTTCATGCAATTGAAAGCCGCTGAGAGGCGCGAAGTCATTGAGGACTTGCTGGACATTCAAATCTTTTCGCGCATGAACAAACTGGTGAAAAATCGCCAATCCACACTCGCGTTAGATCGCAACTCCAATAGCCTCAAACTTGATAGTGCTTCCGAAAAGATTACCATGCAGGAACGCTTCATTGCAGAAGCCATGCAGGATGCCGAGACACGTATCACTGAACTTGAAAAGGAATTGGCACAAAACCAAGCGGATATTACTCGCGTGCTGGCTGATATCAATGATCGGTCTACCGCTATTGTTGCGCTCAACTTCAAGATTTTAGACAAAGCCAAGATGACCGTGGCAATCAAGAAGATCACGCAATTGGAAGCACAGATTGAAAGTGTCTTGACCAAACATAAGAAAACCTCTAAGTTCTATGACACAGAGAAAACCTGCCCTACCTGTATTCAGGAGATTGCTGAAGCCTTCAAGACGCAACAGATCATGATGTTGGGTTCCAAGATCGGGGACTGCGAGACGGGGCTAAAGCAATTGGAGCAGAAGTTTCTCGATGCTCAAAAGCGCATGCAGGAAATTGAAGCGGTGGAACAGGAGATTTCCAACCATGAATTAGTCATTGCGACCCATCGCAATACGATCAGTCAGATCGAACGCTACATGGAGAAACTCAGAGCCAAGATGCAGGATTACAAAACGAAGCATAAGTCTACGGGGCGCGAACGTGAGCGGTTAGCCGAACTGGATGTGTTGCAAGGAACACTAGAAGAAGAGAAGAAGCAATTGATTAGCGAGGGGTCCTACCTGGAAGCCGCCGGGATGCTCCTGAAGGACACAGGGATCAAAACGAAGATCATTCGTCAGTATCTCCCGATCATCAATACACTGGTGAATAAATATCTGGCGGGGATGGACTTCTTTGTGAACTTCAATCTTGATGAAACTTTCAAGGAAACTATCAAGTCGCGGCATAGGGACGAATTCACCTATCACTCATTCTCCGAGGGTGAGAAAATGCGAATCGATATGGCATTGGTGTTGACCTGGCGTGCGGTAGCGAAGTTGAAAAACTCCGCAGACACCAACCTCTTACTCTTGGATGAAATTTTTGATTCCAGCCTTGACAATAATGGCACCGAAGAACTGATGAAGATACTCCATAACTTAGACGCGACCAATGTGTTTGTGATTAGCCACCGAGGAGACATTTTACAAGACAAGTTTGCGTCAGTCATCAAGTTCAGTAAACAACAGAGTTTTTCACGCATCGTCACCTGAGAGGAAATACTATGAATATCGATGATCTCAAGCCTGTAGTCCAAACCCCACCGAAAGAATTCGTCTACCGCACGGATACCCCACCGGCGATCACCAAGCCGACTCCACAGTTGCTTCCGTTGTATAACGAGAAGAACCCGATGCTGGCAATGGTGCAACCTGAATTCAATGTTGGGGATTCCCCCGTCAACATCATTGACTTCGCCAATGCGATGCTCCACACCATGAACCACTATGGCGGGGCAGGTCTCGCCTCGCCTCAGTGTGGATTCCCCTATCGTCTGTTCGTTATGGTGGGTGGAATTGTCTGCATCAACCCCGTCATTCTTGAATCCTCCAAGGAGACGGTTCAAACGAAAGAGGGATGCCTCAGTTTCCCAGGTCTCTATCTATCGGTCACGCGACCTGAGACCATCCGTATCAAGTATCTCAATGAATTCGGTAAACCAGTGGAAGCCACTTGGAATGGCGCGACTGCCAAGATCGCACAGCATGAACTAGACCATCTGAACGGGATTGTCTACACGAAGCATGTGGGCAACCTCACCTTGCAGATGGCGAAGAAGAAGCGTAAGAAGTTGTTCAAGAAAATTCAGCAAATCGTAGAACACAAGGAACGACAATTGAAGATTGAGGGGAAAGACAAGACCTATGGACGCGAGACCCCAACGAGCATCACGCACCACTTCAACTCCCAAGCCCCCTCAACAGCGGTGCATTCCAATAGGGAGAACTAACATGTGGGTGAAAATTGAAGTGAAAAGTGACCATAGTGGTTGTAGTGTGACTTACCCTGTGTCATTAGAAAAACAGTTGGCTGCATATCCTGACGTTGTTCTCTCCGACTTGTATGTGAAGGCGTTGATTGAAGAGGTAGAAAAGAAGGATGCACAACTCTATAGACGGAGCGGAATTTGTGCGGTTCCGCTTGACAAACTTTCCTAACTGTGATACAATACATCATGAGAATTTTATTTTGCGGTGACAGACATTGGACCAACTACAAATCCATCTGTGACGTGATGGCAGACCTCAATCCTGATGCAGTCATAGAGGGGGAAGCCCCAGGTGCGGATTCACTCGCCAGAGATGCAGCGGAGTATTTTGGAATTCCGGTGCTTCCATTTCACGCCGATTGGGGGCAATATGGACGGGCTGCGGGACCCATTCGCAACAAACAAATGTTGGATGAAGGCAAGCCTGACATGGTGGTGGCTTTCCACAATGATATTCAGAATTCTAAAGGCACCCTGAATATGGTGAAGCAGGCACGAAAACAAAACATCAAAGTGTTCGTGTATACTGAACAAGGAATTCAGACGATCTATCAACCCAGTATGTGTTTATATGTTGATTGATATTCTATTCAATCATCGTGTAGTCTCGGTTGAATTATTGGTTGTGTTGCTTATCTTCGTTAGGGAATGGTGGGGGGATCGGTTATAACATGGCTGAACAATTTTATTATGAACGCAATCGGGAACTCATGGAATCCCCGGTCAACAAGACCTTTGAGGAAATCCTGTGGATGACTACCGACGAGTTTCGCGCCTGGTGCATTGAACTTCGCAAAGTCGTGGTCTACCTCTGGGATGAAAAGGGTCTGCCGCCGCGCATGGGGTTTGACAAGCAAGAAATCATTGAGCAGTTTCAGAAGATGGAAGCGGTCAACGTCCAGCAATATGAGAAGGTGGATGAAGTCACCGGCAAGCATGATATCATTCGGTGCACAACCAACCTGGGGAATGCGGTCAATCAATTCTTCCCCACCATGTTCAAGACCAAAATCAACTACAGCCACAATCTCGCCATAGGCAGATCAATCTATGACTGGTTTCAGCAACCCCAATTGCTTGAACCATTCATCACCTACGCCACCCGGCACTTCAAGCGCGACGGTTTCTACAACTATTCCCTCTCAGTCAAAGCGATGCAACAAGAACATCAAGGGGTCTTACCTGTTGAGCGCACAGCGGTTGAATGGATCGTAGCCTTTGAATATGAGCATTGGCGGGATCGCGGAAACTATGACTACTGGCTCGCACCCATGAAGGATGATGAATACACCGGTTTCAAAGAAGAACTCAAAACCACCCAAAGCATTCGCCTCACCCGCAAGGATATTGAAACCTTGGTAGCGGATAAGATGATTCCCGCACCGTGCATGACCAATGTGGATTTTGAAAAATCCGAGTCCTATGCTATTCGCACCTTTCAAAAAGGGCAGAAGTTATTTCCAATCGGGCTGAAAGCCTTTCGTGTAAGTTTCAGTCAATATGCTGTCCAGTTTCCTCCATTAGTCGCCAAGTATGTCTACGAAAAGTATACCGAACCGTGGAAGTATGAAAAGAGCATCTATGTGTGGGACCCATCAGCGGGTTGGGGTGGTCGCTTGCTTGGCGCATTAGCCGTTGAAGATAGTAGGCATCTGACCTACTTGGGCAATGACCCGAACACCGACCACAACACAACCCCTGGTAGAACAAAATATCATGAAGTGTATGATTTTTATTGTGAGCATGTTAGGAAGGGTGGGATGTGGGGATTGGACCACAACCATTTTCAATTCTGGCAACTAGGCTCCGAGGACATGCAGCATGACCGTTTGTTCAAACGGTTTAGAGGCAAGTTGAGTCTGGTGTTCACCAGTCCTCCCTACTTCGCCAAAGAACGATACTCCGACGATGCGACCCAATCATGTAACAAGTTTTCAGGTTATGACGCATGGCGCGATGGCTTTCTCATTCCCACTCTCAAAACGGCTGTGGAATGGTTACGACCGGGTGGCTACTTGGCGTGGAATGTGGCAGACGTAGAATTTGGGAGCGAAGTGTTGCCCCTGGAAGAGGATTCTCGTAAGTATCTTGAAAGTGCTGGCATGCAATATGTGGAAACCGTAAAAATGGCACTCAGTCAAATGCCAGGGTCCCATAGAATTTGTGAAGAAACTGGTCTACCAAAGACTAGAAATTATTGTCGTGACGGAAAACATTATTTGAAATATGAACCCATCATCGTCTATCAGAAGCCCCTCTAGAAGCCCTCTAGATTGCCCCAGGATCAACGATCTCCCCTAAAGGTAGGTCAGACTACACCCCTCAAAACGACCCCACTCTGCAATCCCTGTAATATCAACAGGTTACAAAACTTGACATTTCCTGCCAATATGCTATAATTATAGTATGAAAAAGACACAACACAGCATCGTCGTTGGAATGTTCGTCGGTCATACCTCACAATATGGCATGGGCAAGGCAACAGGTCGCGTTATCGCTGAGGCGGGAATGCGCTATGGTCGCCGATATTTGTGGGTAAACTACACGACCAAGGGTAAGACTTTCAACTCCGCGTTTTGGGACGAAGTTTTGCGTGCGACAAACGCGCATAGCGTAGTCCTTCCGCCTACTACCGAATCAACCTCTTACGACATGTGGAGATAACATCTTGTTTACTGCTGAAACAAAAAGTCTGTTGGCGAAGTTGATGGCAACAGAAAACATTCGCGTGGAACACCACAGCAATGCCAAGACTGCGCAGTTTGACTTGGAAAAGCGGGTGTTGATATGCCCAATCTGGAAAGACATGTCGGGAGACTTGTATGACCTGTTTATGGGGCATGAAATTTCCCATGCCCTCCGCACTCCTGCGAAGGGATGGATGCGGGCGGTTGAGTGTGCAGGGGGAACCACGAAAGTTTCCCAAAAGAAACAAAAAGCCTATCTTGGGTTTCTCAATACCGTTGAGGATGCCCGAATTGAAAAACACGTCAAGAGACAATATCCCGGTCTGCGTGCGCCGATGATTCGCGGATATAAGGATTTGCTTGCGCGAGACTTTTTCGGTCTGAGCAAGGTTCTTGACTACAATACACTCTACCTTATCAACAAACTGAACTTGGTCGCTAAGTGCGGTTCGCAATTGGGTATTACCTTTACCCCCGAACAACAGCCCTTCTACGATGAATTGATGAAGATAGAGACCTGGGACGAGACTCTTGCGTTGACCAACAAGTTGTTTGAATTCAGCAAGGATGAACAGAAGAAGGGCGAAGAGGACAAGGAAAAGCAGAAGGATGAAATCGCCAAAAAGAAACAAGAAAAGCGCGAGAAGCAGAGACAAGATTCTGAGGATGAAGGTGAAGAGTCCGAGGATGAAGGGTCTGAAGGCGAAGAGTCCGAGGATGAAGGTGAAGAGTCCGAGGATGAAGGGTCTGAAGGCGAAGAGTCCGAGGATGAAGGTGAAGAGTCCGAGGATGAAGGGTCTGAAGGCGAAGAGTCCGAGGATGAAGGCGAAGAGTCTGGTGGGAAAGAATCTGATGCTGATGCGGACGATGTAGATGATGCTGAGGCTGGTGACAATGACGCTGGTGACAATGACGCTGGTGACAGTAATGATGATACCACTGAGGCTGATGTAGATGCTGAGGTGTTTTTGCCTACTGCCAGCACTGATGAAACTTTTCGTGAGAAACAACAGACCTTGGTATTGG